TGTTCGTCTGAGTGCCCTACGCTGACCCCAAACACGATCACGTCTCATTGTGGGGCCTGTCACGAGACTTTCTCTACGGTCCGGAACTTCGATCGGCATCGGGTCAACTTCCAGTGCGTGGACCCGGCTACGAAGGGCATGCACCTGAGTCACGGGCGTTGGCGTGAGACCAGGACGAAGACCCTGGACCCGACTCGGTGCGATACGGACCGGACCTTCCTCTACCAGGAGACTTGACAGACCCGAAGCCGAAGGCGTAGGGTCCTCGACATGAACAAGACAAAGTCAGTCCTGGCCCGAGTGGCCTTCATGATCTCGGTCTTTCTCCTCATCGTCATCGTTCCGGGGACGATGCTCCGGCCCACGGGTCCGACCGGACACGAGCTCGCAGCCGATCCCGGCAATCTGATCGTAGGCGCGGCCATTGCTCTGCTGGCCTGGGCTTCGTTCATGGCCATGTACATGACGCGTGATCGGGGTCAGCGATGAAGACGTACGTAGATGCTCACCGTGTAGCCGGAGACATGTCAAGGTAACCGGGGCCGGGTTCCAGATCTTGTACTGGATCTTCCTCTACCCGCTCCTGGCTATGGTCGTGTACCCGATCGCTTTGGCGATCGCAGGCTACGGCCTCATCACCGCCCTGGTCTTCGCCGCACTCGGACGCTCGACCACGGCTCGGTCCATTGCTCGGAACTCGCTTCGTCAGGCCAAGGCCCCATGCACCTGGCTCCACAACCTCGGGAGGTTCAAGTGACCTGGCTGTGGTTTGTCGGCTTCATCGTTCTGTTCGCGGTGTGGGTCTCGACTGTGAAGGCTGAGTGAGATGAACGGGAGTGGGTGCCATGATTGCCCAGACTGTATTTTCGGCTGTCACGCCGACGCAGAGAACTACCCTGACAGTGTGGATCCGGCGGAACTCCGGTCTTCTCCCTCTGAGCTGGACCGGGTGCCGGTACGAGTTCAGGGAACAAGCCCTCGGCCGTAGTCCGATGTACTCGGACGGGGATCACGAGTTTTGGCCCGATGAGATTGAGTGGGTGGACTGGTCATGAGTCAAGAGATCGATATCGAGGACAGTGCCCAACACTTGATCTTGGCTGATTTCTTCGAACGGACCGAAGGGGAGTTCGTCACGGTCCTGGACCAGATCGTGGACGGGCTTGGGTACCGATGCCGAATCATGCCGAAGAGCTTGTCCGGGGTCGTGGCTGAGGCCGGGGCCTTGAACCCGCTTGAAGCTGAGCGCAAGGCCGTGGTCCGGGCTCTGGAAGAGTGGGACGACATTCAGGCACAGCTCAAGGCCGCTGCTGAGGCCCTTGGCTTGGCCGAGGAAGAGTAGCTACTAGGAAGCCCGCCCCGACTCAGGCTAACCGCTTGGGCCGGGGCGCTGGCATGTCCACGGGAGGACGAATGGCAGCGATCGGTACTGGCGGATCGACTCTGCCCTTCGGACCCGGCTCTAAGCTCTGGATCTACTGGACCGAAGGTCCTGGATTTGCCAAATGGTCGGGGTCAGTCCATAAGTGGACTACCCTGCACAGGCTTCTGATCGAAGCCGGAGTCCCGGCCCGCATGGCGGACGGACTCACGACGAACATCATCCAGGCCACGATGCCTGGCTATCTCAAGACTAATCACCGGGGCTGAGCCGAAGCCCAAAGCCGTTACACCCGGATCTTCATCCTAGCCCAGGAGGCACCCCGTGTCAACCCTAGTCGTGTTCTTGACCAATGGTCGGCGCGAGTGCCTGGAAAAGGCCCTGGCTTCGTTCGATGAGAAGGTCACACCCGCACCCGACGTTTCTTTGGTCAAGGTTGTGGATGACTCCGGGGATCCCACGTATCGGGCGTGGCTCCGAGAGGTGTTCGGGTCCGCAAGCCTGGTCTCGGTCGGGGAACATGCCCTCGGGTACAACGCGGCCATGCTCAAGATCTGGGAGCTCGCTCGATCGTATGATTATGTCTTCATGATCGAAGACGATTTCGTATTCAACCGAGAGGTTGATTTAGCGGATTTGATTGATGCCCTGGACGATGACGAGGACCTGGCACAGATCGTGCTCTTGCGTCAGGCCTGGTTCGGTAACGAGGTCAAAGCCGGGGGTTTGATCCCGGCTTTGATCGAGATGGGCAAGAACTTCAAGATCCGACACACGAACATGGGCACGTACCTTTCTCATCGTGCGACTTGGTCCACGAACCCGAACCTGTTCCGGGGTGGGACTTGGGTTGAGGAACACCCTTGGCCTATCGGGGATGGATCCGAGTACCGGTTCGGGCAAGAACTATTCGCGACTGAGCCCGATACCGTGTGCGCCTACTGGGGCAATGGCGAAGAGTACGTGACCCATATTGGGGAGCGGAAAGGGTTCGGGTACTAGCGATGACTGCAATTGCGATCCCGTGGAGACCGGCTCCCAAGCGTCAAGCCCTGTTCGATGCTGTGGTCGAGTTCTATCACGGGACCTACATCGAAGACATCTACCTGGACGATTCCGAGGGCCCCGTCTTCTCCCGGTCTCGGGCCATTAACAAGGCCGTAGCCCGGGTCTTTGAAGACGGGCACGAGGTGGTAGTCATCGGGGACGCAGATACAGTCTGTGAGGTCATTCCCCTTTATTCCGCTATCGCGGACACGTACAAGGACAAGAAGTCGCGACTGCCCTACGACAAGTACATCCTCATGGGTGAGGGTCATACCGGGCTTTTCCTTAATTCAGGTGAAGTTACGGGCCCGGTTTACGATGGGGCCTGTTCCGGGATCCTTGTGGTTCATCGCGATACCTGGCGAGAATTAGGCGGCTTCGATGAGCGCTATGTGGGATGGGGCGCGGAAGACGTTGAGTTTGCCATTCGTCACCAGTTTATTCGTGAGCCAGGGAAGTGCTGGGGCATGTGGCACGAGCCTGATGAGCGTGGGGAATTGACTCGACTTAACATGGAACGACTCCGCACAGAGAATCCCGGCTGTGGCTAAGCCCCCAGGTTGGGATCGGCCCCGACATACGACCCGACAAGAGTTCACAGCGGCGGAACGCCGATCGATCCTGCGTAGGGACAAGTTCAAGTGCTACCGATGCGGGGCCAAGGCCTCACAGGTAGACCACATCGTGCCTCAGGCCGAGAACGGCCCCCATCACGCGTCTAACGCTGCGGCCATCTGCGTGCCGTGTCATAAGACCAAGTCCGAGGTTGAGTGGCGTAGAGGCTACGAGAGACGCCAGAAACGACTACGTTTGCCCGAAGAACCTCACCCGTTCGACTCTGGGCCCCCAAGCAAGGAGTAGACCTCATGCCGATGCCCAAGAAACGATCTGATGAGAAGCTCGGTCGTCCGCACACAGCCCAGGACAACCCCACGAATGTGGACAAGATCGAGTACACGGCTGAACTCACGATCCCTGAGCCGAACTCGGAGTGGTGCTATATCGCGGTCCAGGCGTGGGAGTCAGTCGTGAACCATCCGGCCCGGGACTGGTTCGCGGACTCGGACCTGATCTACGGGTGGATGACGTGCCAGGCCATTCACGAAGCCTTCGTCTCGGGCGCGGCCATGAAGATTGCGGCCGCAGACTCGATGATGCGTGCGGGCTTGTTCAATGAGGCAGACCGACGCAGGGCGAACATCGAGATTACACGTAAAGCTCCGGTCGCGAACCCGACCGTAGAGGACAACATCGCCCAGTTCCGAAAGAGGCGAGAAGCCACAGCCTAAGCCCAGGAGGCCCCGTGATCGAGTTCGCGCCTATTCGTACCCGACCTGCCGAACCGGGGCCTAAGCACACCCTCGGGGACCAGGTCATCGAATGGGCTATGACGAATCTCGTGCACGCGGTTACGGGCGAGCCCTGGGTTCCGCTTCCTGAACACGAGCGCTTTATCAACACCTGGTACGAGGTGGACGAGAACGGGGACTGGACGTATTCGAAGGGATACGTCAGGCGTGCTCGCGGTACGGCTAAGTCCCCCCTCGCGGCAGTGCTCTCGGCCGTAGAACTCTGTGGCCCATGCCGGTTCGGAGGTTGGGATGAGAACGGGTACCCAATCGCGGTTGTGGAGCCCGCCCCAGTTGTTTGGATCATGGCTACGTCCGTGGAACAGGCCGGAGCCATCTTTGAGATCTTGCAAGGCACGTTCTCAGATGCCTTGATCAAAGAACAAGGCCTGACCATTTCCAAGGAACAGGTCATTAAATCGGGTGCACCCCGAGGTAAAATCAAGATCGTGCCGAATAACCCACGGGCCCTCCGGGGCCCTCGGCCTACGTTCGTGGCTGTGGATGAGACCTCGGAGCTTGTGGCTTCGAACTCGGGCCACGAATCGATCCTGCGTATTGACGGTAACCTGGACAAGAACCCGGGCGGTCGTGCTCGAAGGCTGGACCTTTCGAACGCGTATGTCCCGGGCGAGGACTCGGTTGCCGAACGCCAAACCATGAACTGGACTAAGCAAACCCAGGCATGGGGTTACAGTCACATTCTCTTTGATTGCCTGGAAGCGGATCCGAGACTCGATCTTTCCAAAGACGATGAACTCCGAATCGCGATTGTACAGGCAGCCGGGGACGCGACTTGGCTTCCGGTTGAACGCTTGATGCGTTCGGCCAAGGAACCTGAGCGTTCTGTAGCGGTATTCAGGCGTGAGCACTTGAACCAGGTGACGGCTGAGGAGGACTCAGTTGTTCAGGCCCATGTGTATGACCGACAGGCCCAGGACGTAGAGCCGCTTGAAGCGGGAGACCGGGTCACGTTGGGCTTCGATGGGTCTTTGTCTGGGGACGGGACCGCGCTTGTAGCGCTGAGGCTGAGAGATAGCTCTATCCATCTTCTGCACTATCAGGAGCCTGATCCCTTGGAGCCGGATTGGCGCGTGGATGAGCAGGCTGTAGACGATGCATTCCGTTTGGCCATGGACAGGTACGACGTGTGGGCGGCAGGGTGTGACCTCCACCCCTTCGAGTCCTGGATCATGCGCTGGAATGCAGACTTCGGGGACAAGATGAAGGTCGCAGCTTCGACTACGGGTCCTTTGATCAGGGACAACCGTTCGGCGAGGCGAGACCTGACCCTTGGCTTCGAATCATTGCTCGGAGAGATCGAATCTGAGAAGATCTGGTTCGGTCCCGATAAGATCATGCGCGCACACTGGCTTCAGGCCAAGAAGGCCGAAAACACGTACGGGATTTCATTCCGTAAGGTGACACCGAACAGTGTCCGGCGCGTAGACATAGTGGCGGCCGGTCTCATGGCTTATCTAATGAAGGCCAAGATCGATGCTGCGAACATTCAAGAACCCAAGCCCCGCCGTGGGGTAGCCTACGCGTGGTAAGGAGCCGAGGGCATGACCTTCGCACAGCTAGAACGAATTCAAGCGATCAATGAGGGCAAGTGCGATACGTATCGGTCCTACTTCCGCGCTAAGCAGACCCGGCGCAATACCTCGATCATGCTTCCGCCTGAACATCGGGACATGTACTTCACGTCTGTAGCCTATTGCCGGTTGGCATGCCAGGTTCTCTCGGAAAGGATCGAGCTGGACTCGGTCAAGACCGTGGTTCCGAATGAGGCCGCAGACAAGTTCTTGGCGGATACACTCAAGGCTAATGGCGGGGCTGACTTCGTAAACCAGGCTCACATGTCCGCGATGGAGTACGGTCGGGCCTATTTGGTCCCTACCGGGTCCAAGCGTACGGACGGGCTCCCCGTTATCCAGCTCATCACGGCCCCGCACATGGTCCACCGCACGGACCCGTACACGGGTGAGATCGTGGAAGCGCTCCGAGTCTGGGGTCCTCAGCGGACCAAGCGCGTGTACTACCTCCCGGACCGGACCATCTACCTGGCTTCATCGGGAGCCGGTCGTTGGGACCTTGATCCGGATGTAGAACAGAACCCGGTTCCGAATCCAGACGGCCGTATCGCGGTCTACCCTCTGATCTGTCGTGGGGAAGCGGACAATACCTACGGCCGTCCCGAGGCCAAGGACGTGTTCACTCTTCAGGATTCAGGTTGCCGTATCGCTTCGGACCTGTCCTTCGCTTCGGCCACGATGGCGGCCCCTCAGCGGGTCTTGCACGCGGTTGAGGAAGAGGACTTCGTTCAGCGGAACGCGGACGGTACAGTCCAGTTGGACGCCGATGATAATCCGGTCAAGATGACCGGGGACCAGATCTACACGGCCCGGCTCTTGACCCTTTCCGACCCCCTGTCCAAGATCTCGGAGTATGCCGCTGCGCAGCTTCAGAACTTCGCCACGGGCCAGAACGTAGTCACGCGTCAGATTGCGGCACTCATGGGAGTGCCTCAGTCAGTATTCGGTGTGGCCTCGGACGCGAACCCGGCTTCAGGCGATGGCCAGCGGCAGGATGATGCACGGCTTGTACGCCGATCTGAGCAACTCACCCGGGGATTCCAGCCCGGATGGGAAGGCCTGTTCAAGGACCTGCTCCGGCGGAATGGATTCGGGGACCTGGAGATTCTGCTCAGGTGGATGAACCCGGCCCTGCCGAACCTGGCCTCGATCGCAGACTCGGTCCTCAAACTGGCTTCAGTCGTGGTCGAGGGTCATGGTCTGTACACCTGGGAAGAACTTCGTCAGAAGCTCGGGGACCCTCAGGCCGAGATCGATAAGGCCAAGGAAACGATCGAGAACACGGCTATTCAACAGCTTCTCACTCAGCCGAGTCCACAGACGAATCCCCCACCTGAGAGTCAGGCGTGAATAACCGGGGCCTCAGGAAGGCTCAGGAGCGCCTCTATGCAAACCTCGTAACACAGGTCATTCGAGCCCTAATCCCCTTCTACGGGGTGAAGGTGTCCGAACAGGTACGCCAGGTCATGGCCAAGTCCACGTACCCGCTCGTAACGGGAGCCCGAGGCATGGCCCAGACGAATGCGTACAAGGACTATCTTGAGTTCGTCGATAACCAGGATCCCGTTCCTAAGTTGGACATGGGCCGGTTCACGCCGAAGGCGTGGGCAGGCACGATTGAACGTCTGGCCGAAGACGATTCTGTATTCGATGAAGGCCTGGCAACCGATATCGGCATGAGCTCCGATACCTGGGCACGAGATGCTGAGTGGGGCCAACGCTACGACTCGGCCAAGAACGATGCTCGGATCGGGCGTATTGCTCGGGTGGACTTCGAGCCACCTACGTGCCCGTTCTGTACGCTCTTGAATTCACGTGGGGCCGTGTACCTGTCCGCTGAGACT